TCTCCTTGAGTTTGGCTTCGATGGCTCTGGCGAACTCCAGAATATCACTAGCCAACTTTCGTTCTTCTTCGGGGTGAAAAGGCCACAAGAACCTATATTCCCGCCATATCTCCTCATCCGTTAGCGGCTTGCGCTGTGCTGGTGGGGATGTGTATAGGGGATCAGCAGAAAGACAGTCCTTGGGCTTGCTCCACTCAAGTTTTGGTTCACACATTGCTCGGTGAACGATATAGGCTTTGGCTTTCATGCTTTCTCCTTAATGCCGTGGGCGGTTACACGCTCAAGAATGAATCGAATGCACTCGGCAGAAAGAGCCTGTTCGGTGGTGCTTTCATCGCCGAATGTTTCAATGTGCTTCGCCATGTCCAGCAGTATTTGATGTGACCGATCATCCGTCAGCCCAACCCATGTGCGTTGTGGGGATGTGTAGAGGGGCTGATGTTGCCTATCAGGCCAATTCTTTTGTGCTTCTTCAAGGGTTGCGTCAATGATGTAATAGCCTCGGCCTGTATACGTTCTCCACGCCACAGGCTCCTGCTGCACGGGTGCTGGCTGCTCTGCCAGTGCGTCAATGGCTGCAATTGCCTCGCAGACTTGCACATACGGGCTTTGCGTGTTGCTGCGATAGCCAAAGGTGTCGCCATAACTTGCCATCCGCTTCAATGCTGCGTGTGCTTTTTCCAGCGCTTCTTTGCTCATGCGTTCTCCTTGATGCCGTGGGCGGCTTCGATGGCGCGGCGCATGTCTTTGCGGCTTTCTGGTGTGCTGTGCATGCACGCTGCCTTCAAGGCCGCTTCGACTTGCCCATCAGTGACCTGCTGTGCTGGTGTGATGGTGTTCCATGTACCACAATTAATGCACCTGCACTGCCCATCCTCCATTGCGCCAGTGCGGAACCATTCATGCTTGCACGCCACAGGCTCCTGCTGTGCTGGCTGCTCTTTCGCTTCGCTGGCCAGTGCTTTTCGCAGGTAATCACGCACCTCCAATGGCCGAATGATTGCGCCGAGTTCACAAAATTCATCAAGCGCATCAAGCGCCAGCTTCAATGCACTGCGTGCTGTTGTGTCAATAGTGCTCATCATAAGCCCTCTGTTGTTCCTCTACATCTGCCCATTGTGCCTTAATCTGGTCTTCAATGGACTCCCATGTCTTGTCATGGATTGCATCATTGATGGCTGTCCATGAATCAATTAAGAATAGTTCCCATGTTTCATAGTTAATATCTCCTTCGCTGTCAACATCAAACTCAATGACGCATCGAGCATTCTCAGCATTGACAAGTAAACTATACGGATTGTTATTCACCGCTTCGCTCATTTAAGCACCACCTTTAAAAGTGTTAAGACACCCACAAACAGTGAGACAATCATTCTTGCCCCTCAGACATTCGTTTTACTGCACACATAACATCAAACATGACCTGTTCATAGCCGTTGGCACGTATAAGACCAGCCATATCATCAATCACAGAGTGATACCAGCACTCAAAGTGTACAAGTTCTTGCTCCTGTGCATCAAGTTCTTCGTACAAGGTGATAGACAAATCATTCATTTTAACATCCAGTTGTTGAAAGTTAGTAACATTTAGACAACAATCTAACATTGTCTGTGTTACATAGAGACTTTAATGTTACTTTAAAGTCCTAAGACGTTTACATCAATGCTTTTACGTTAATGTTATAAGTACTTATAGTAGTAACTATTAGTAGGTTAACATCAATGCATAGAAGCAACGTCTAAGTCTCTATAGTATTATTATAGCGGCAGTTCAATCCTTGTCAAGCCCTAAAGTGTAACAAGATGTAACAGAGGAGACATCTTTGTCAATGTCGTCTGTGTCCATATCGTCATCGTAGTCCGCCTCTTTCAACAAGTCCTGTCTATCCTTTGTCGGAATGTTAGGAATGTCCTTCATGCACCGATTACAGGTGTCTAAGAATTCATTGGTGATGGCATGTCTACGTGTTGATTCGTAGTCATTCAGTTTACGGTCACAGCACACACAACGGGTCATTTAGTCTCTCCTTCAAAGATTACACGATCAAGGCTCTTACCTTGTACAAGCCTTTCAGCCGCTTCTAGTGCTTCGTTTTCGAGTCCAGAAACGACTACAACCCACACAGGAAACCACCAGCGTTTTACTTGCACACTGTAAACATATTCAAAACCCCTTTTTAATATCACTCTTACTTTCATTTAAAGCTCCTTTCAGTGTCTAGGTATGCAATGCCCTTAGACGGTTAATTTGATGGGCTTCTAGGCCCGTTTAAAGCCCTCTATAGGCCTTTCTCGACGGCAAGATTAGATCAATAAGCCATTGAATCATAGTATCCAGCGATCGTGTAAGCTAAAAGCACTATTGATAACACCAGCCAATGGTTAGGGTAGTTAGGCATTTTCAGCCTCCAATCTAACCATATCTTCAATGTCCAGAATCACCTGATAGTCAACGATGTTCTTAACATCATGGTCACCCGGCAAGTGTTCAAGGTATAGGTCGGTGCAGGTAACGATCAAGGGCAAAGCCTCGATAGATTGCACCTCACAGAGGCCATAGAATTCAAAGCCTCTGATGGTGTAGTTGAATTGTTTGATCTTAGTCATCTTCGTTTACTCCGTGCACAATGGCGACTCCTCATGGTTTGAAGGGTTGAATTTAGGGCGCTTATGCCCAGTGTCCAATGGGTTGGGAAAGGACGGGAAAGGCCATACAAGGGACAGATTATCCCTACCAGATAATTCAATATAAGGCATTAAGATACCTTTCCGGTGCTTTGCACCTTCTTTAGGACAAACAAGCCCAGACAATCACCCCTAACCCACCTAATGAGGTTAGTATCAAGGTCAACAAAGGGCGTTTCAGGTTCATAGTCGTTACATTCTAACCAATGCTGACAGATACCCCGTTCAGAGGCGCTAAATGCTACTATGCCGGATGTTTTGAATTGGACTTCATAGCGTGACATGGTTTAATCCTCTTCTTTCTCTGTTTCTGCTCCCACGAAGGAATCAAACCTGTTTTTAAAGGCTTGCAAAACATCCCTTTGTTTCTTGTAGTGTTCAACATACCACAAAGCAGAATTCAAAGCCGATAACAACATAGCCTCCCGGCTTCGCTCTTTGTAGGCTAAATTCGTGTGTGTGATCTCACAAGCTAACCAATGCCTGCCTGCTTTATCCGTATAAGTGCTGCACCCTCGCACAGTCTGACACAATCCGTCATGGTCAATATAGGTTAATGCTTCGCTCATGATAAGACCCCTTATTAGCGGCAAGCCCACAAGTCAGACAACGCATCATCGAGGCCGATATTGTCCTTGAATGATACCTCTGCACGATCACCCCACCAAGCGCCCTCTACAGTGCCTGTGCGGGTGTTAACCCAGATATTAGGGCCGCCAGAGGCTACCAGCACGCGAGCGCCTAAGTATTCGCCTTTGCCGTTGACGATGTATTCAATATCCAAGGCGTCTTGAAGGTAGTCAAAAGCTGAGAATTCACCCTCTGAGTCAACATCTCGACCCTCATTCCATTCATCTGGTGGATTGGTCAGCTTGTCAGCGATTGATTGAACGTGAGATTTAAGATCGTGGGACATGATAAAAACTCCAAAGTGTTGCCTGTACATCACAGACGGGATTCAGTGCTTTAACGATGCACTGCAAAGGATTCTACACTAGAACCCTTCACGGTGAAATCACTTAACGAGGACGTCAAAGTAGTGCAGGGCCAGTGCAGCGAGCATGAGGCCGATAGCGGTGGCTGTGAGGGTGTCGATGATTTTGTGCATGGTGTTCTTTCAGTTGGTTTCAATATCGTAACGTTGCTCAAGGTCAGACTGACGGATACCATAGCGTTGGGCAACGGTGTAAGCCTGATCTGGGAACTCCCCACCATCCCTAAGGGCGATGACAAGGGCGTGAACGGCTTGGCTTAAGCGGACGGCATAACGTGGTGACATGGTTTATCCTGCGATCAGTGCAACAGTGCACTCCAAAGCCCTGTGGCGGGCTTTAGGCTGTACTGTCTCAGAGCTTACCGTAGTGGCAGAACTTGGATTTAGTATTCTGATTCCAGTATCCATCCATGTTGAAGTAGCACTTGTAGGCATGAGGCGTGGCTTTCTTGATTTCCAAGACCTTAGCCAGTGCATCGGCAGGGTCTGTGCACTCGATGATTGTATCCACCAGTGTGTCTTGGTAGGAACCAGCACGGCCTGTGACTGGTGTATGACCAATATCAGACCAGATGTAGACTTGAGTTTTGTAAGTGGTTTGCATGGTGTGTTCCTTGGTTGGGGTGGTGCAGGTCAGTCCGATCACTGACCATGACTGAACTATAACACAGTCACTGTGTATGTCAACACCTTTTTAGCCTGTTTGTTACACTTTGTTACATCTATCTGCTTGAAGCGTTTAAACGTCCTTCAAGCCCCGATCGACCCTTGACCATGCTAACCCCTTGCCAACTCTTGTCCACACCAGTAGTGCTTCTTGTCCACAGACCTGACTCTTATATAAGACTAATAACCTGTGCATAACTCTGGCACGATAGTTGCTCACCTGTGGATAACTTTGCTGACACTCTGATAACCTGTGGATAAGTATCTGATAGGTATTGGCTATGACTTTGAAGTAGTCATTGTAGGCACCTACACTGCCTCTCACATCTCTCCCGTGAACCACTACCTATAGCGTGTACACCCTAGTTCAGACACTACCTATAGTGTTTGCATTGTGACTGACTAGTATCTTACTAGACTGTTCAGTTACTGACTGACTGGTCATTAGCAGACTAGACTGTTCAGTTACTGACTAGACTGTATGGTTTGTGACTGCTTAGTAACTTTTGTGACTATCGAGTCATGGGGGGAGGGGTAAGGCTTTAGTGTTTAATGTTGCAGGAGCCTCTGACGCTCACAAAAAGCTAAAAAGTGAATTAATTAGGGACAGATTAGACCATGTTGCTTAAAGCGCTAAGTAGTTGACATATAAGGAAAAGTAGCAGGTTAGACAACCCTAAGTAGGAATAGCTATAATGGTGGACTTCATCGGTCAGTGGCGGGAGGCTAAGATGTAACATATGTAAATAATTGTAACAAGCATACAGAAAAGAGTTGACATCTGAGAAATCTGTGGTATAATATTTGTATAGGGATTAAAAAGTAACGAAGAAGGTGATGGACTCTTATGTTGCTAAGCAGGAATCTGCACAGTTGATACAACGAATGTATAAGTTAACTACTAACAGATACTTACAATAAGTACTTATAATATTTAACTTAGTAAGTTCTTAACTTATACGTTCCTTTAAAGTACTTTAAGCATAGATGTTTTGTCTGTCTTAAGGATGTCTCCCTAAGAAAGGATAAAGACAAATGGAAGAAGAAGTTAAACGTAAAGCAGGAAGACCAAAGAAGTCTGAGCTTACAGAAATTAAAGAAAGTAGATCAGTAGGTCGTCCTAAAGGAGAAACGGCAATAATTAACGAATATAAGCTACGTATGCTTAATTCGCCTAAAAGTGCCAAAGTCTTAGAGGCTATCTACGATGCAGCTCTCAACGATGAGCATAAGAACCAAGCTGCTGCATGGAAGCTGATTGTCGATCGTATCGTGCCTGTATCGGCCTTTGAACAATCTAAACAAGGTGGGGGCGGCATGCCCAATATCAGCATTAACATTAGTGCTATGGGTGCGCCCAAGATCGAGTCAGTTGATGATATAATGGATGTAGATTTTAAAGACACCGAGTGATCGGCTTTGAACACGTTTATAGGTGCGTGTGTCTGAACACCTATTACCTTTCAAAGAGGAATCAAAAATGGAAACTTTAAAATGTAATGCGTGTGGGTTAGACCTACCAGTGGAGTCTTTCAATAAGTGTACTTCTATTACACGTGGCTATCAGTACAAATGTAAAGCATGTGCATCTATTTACAACTCAAGTGAGGAAGTAAAAGCTAAAAAAAGAGAAGACATCAAGCAGTGGCGTAAAGACAACCCTGAAAAGAAAAAAGAACAAAAGAAGCGCCATTACGAAAAACATCATGAAAAATATCTGAAAAGAAGCAAAGATTGGTATCACAATAATAAAGATAGATATCGAAACGGGGCAATGCTGCGTAAGTATGGCATCTCTCTCGAAGAATACGATTCTCTACGCGAACAGCAAAATTACAAATGTGCTCTTTGCGGGAAACATGAGGATGAAAACTATCAAGGCCTTGTAATTGACCACAGCCATGTCACAGGAAAAATAAGAAAACTCTTGTGTACTTCCTGTAACGTAGGTTTAGGAATGTTTCAAGATAATCCAGAACTGCTTGAAAAAGCAGCGGAATACTTAAGGAATTGAATGGCTAATTTAAATTGGGAGTTTCTCCCGTGGCAGATCGAAGTGTGGAATTCACCTGCCCGTTTCAAGGTCTTGGCCTGTGGCCGCCGGGTAGGTAAATCTAACTTTGCCATTAAGAAAACATTGGCTGAGGGACTGGCAGCTCCTCCGGGAAGTGCTGTAGTTTACGTAGCCCCTACTCAGTCACAATGTCGTCAGATTGCTTGGGATGCTTTTCTGGAACAAGGACGAGAAGTTATCAAATCTGCACATGTGAACTCAATGGACATTACCCTAGTCACGGGTGTCAAAATTCACTTACGCTCAGCAGAGAATCCCGATACTTTGCGCGGCTTGAAGCTACACTTTGCTGTTATTGATGAAGCGGCGTTCGTGAAAGATGATAATATTTGGTCTAGAATTATTCGTCCTGCTTTGTCTGACTTGAAAGGCGGAGCATTAATGATAAGCTCGCCCAGCGGGCGCAACTGGTTTTACGATCTATACAAAAAAGGTCAAGAGGAATCAGAAACCGAATGGGCTTCATTTCACTACACCACTTATGATAATCCAACGATTGATCCTACAGAAATTGAAGCGGCACAAAAATCTCTTAGTTCTTTTGCTTTTAAGCAGGAATTTTTAGCAAATTTTGACAACGCAGGTCAAGAGATCTTTAAAGAAGAGTGGCTTAAGAAGGGCAAAGAACCTCAGTATGGTTCGTATGTCATTGCCATCGACTTAGCAGGCTTTGAAGAAGTAGGTAAGAATCCCGGAGCAGTCAAGTCCCGCTTGGATGAGTCAGCAATCGCTATTGTTAAAGTAACAGATGAAGGCGACTGGTGGGTTAAAGAGATTATCCACGGACGGTGGGACATCAAAGAAACAGCAGCTAAAATTATCGTAGCTATCAAAGACCACCAGCCAATGGCTATAGGTATTGAAAAAGGCGCATTGAAAAATGCTGTTCTTCCTTTCTTAACCGACTTGATGCGCAAGACTAACGTATATGCGCATATCTCAGATTTGACACACGGCAACAAACGTAAGCAAGACCGCATTGCTTGGGCCCTTCAAGGCCGTTTAGAGCATGGTCGTATTTCGTTTAATGAAGATGAAGACTGGCGAGAAGCATGGGATCAAATCTCTATGTTTCCTACAGCAGGTTTGCACGACGACTTAGTTGACGCGCTCTCCTATGTTGACCAGATGGCTATTAGTAACTACAACCAAGATTACGAACAAGACGAGTTTGAAGTCTTGGATAATCTCATAGGATATTAAACAATGGATGACAACTTAGAACAAAGTCAGTATGACGAACCCACAGAGTCCGACAAAGAGCTGACTGAATGGGTTGTCTCACACACTGACAAGTGGCGTGATTACCGCGACCAGAACT